CGTACCCACGGGGTGACGTCAAAGAAGTCGGCTCCCGCGATTGACTGCGTTGAGAAAGCGGGGTTAGTCCAGTCAATCAGGATTTGCATTTCGGAAGCCGTGGCAAACATCATGTCGATGTAAAACGCCTCGCCGGCAGAGACGTTGGTGCCAACCCACACAACCAGCTTGAATTTAGTTGCCGTTGCCGGGCAGGTGGCGGCAAGGCTTAGCGGCTGCCATGAGCCACCCGTAATCGCGTAGTCGTTACTCCAGACCGTAGCCCCAACCTGAGTTCCCCCCGTGGTGTACCACGCGACGCCGATAAAGGCGTCGTGATTGAAGGTCGCCCAGGCTGTGCCTGAGAAGTCGTATCCCTGACCGGCCGTGCACGGGTAAAACCCCGTGGCTACCTGCGTGTCGGAGCCGGCTGTAGCGCTCCACGCGAGCGCGTGCGATCCCGTGAACGCCTGCGCGGTTGACGCGGCTATGCTCCCCGCGTTCAGGAATGCCGCCCACGTGGGCGAGCCGCTTTCAAAATCAGAGTCGGTTACGCTGAGGATATTGCCCGGAAGAACAGATGGGGACGCGATAGTCATCGACTTGTTAACCTAGTCCGAGCGGTTGATTTCCTTTGTGCATACGGAGTGTCCGCAAGCCTTGCCAAACCTGCTCATAGATTTCGTCAGGGTTGTTAGACGGATGCGCGTAGATATTCACCGTCACACCGCTGCCGCCGACCCCGCCGGCCGGAATAACCTGCTCTGGCTTCCCGGTGAGGTTGGCTACCATGTGGAACCCGGGCATAAGCCAGCCGCCTTGGTCGTAACCGACGTACTTACCGCCGGCCAGCCCTGGAATGTTGCTCGGCGAGCCGTACTCAGCGGCGATGTACCGCATCGACGCGATAGCGTTGTCGAGCGGGTTAAGGATGTTGTTAAATCCCGGTAGCTCATACGCGGCGAACGTTGAGGGAAGCATTTGCAACAGTCCTGTTGCGTGCTGACCCAAAACGGGAATCGGGTCAACCGCTGTCGGGTTGCCACCGGATTCCTTCCCAACGAGAATTTCCATCGGGTCGAGCCATGACAGCGGCTTACCTGTTACCTGCAATGCAGCGGCGAGCCAGCCGGCGACGTTGGCGGATGTACCCTTCCCGCCAATCCCTAGGACAGACAGGAGCTTAGATCCGAGACCGGCCAGAGCGCTAATCGCCTTGCCTGGCAGTTTCGCGATATTGACGATTCCCTTTTCCACTAGGCTGCCGAGCGCCGACGGGAAAGACCCGAAGATCTTCGTTACCATGGCAGTCGGGTTGGACTTCAATATGCCGAGGAAAAGACCGCTGACAAGATGGCTGCCGATGCCGGCCATAACAGTTGACGGCGAGTGAATCCCGAAGAAGCCCTTAACCGCGTTTACAACGGGGTCAACCAGGTTATTCTTAATCCAGTTTCCTACGTCGGCTATCGCGCCTTTGATGCCGCTATACAGCCCGCTAATTATGGCGGAACCCGTGCTGACCAGCAAATGCGCGAAATCCCCTAGCGCGCTGAGTATCCGGTGACCCAAGCCGGAAAAGAACGAGACGACGATAGACAATGACGTGCTGAATGCGTTTCGGAAATCGGTCAGCGCACCCTTAAAGTACGCGGAAATCGCGTTCCAGATCTGTTCGCCCATCGTGCGAATCGCATTCCAGGCTGCACCCCACCGGCCGGTTATCAGGTTAATGAAAACGGAGAAAACCCCGACGATCACGTCCCAGCCGATTTTCAAGATGGTCTGCACCGCGAGCCACGAAACCTTGAATATCGTGCTTATTACGGTCCAGCCTATGCGCCATGCCGCGGTAATTGCGGAGAGACCGACTGCAAATGCAGTGCGCAAAATGAGCCAGTAAACCTGCGCTATGCCGGATATAATCGCCCACTGAACTTTAAAAATGGTGGAGATAACGGTCCATCCGACATTCCAAAGCAAGCGGACAGTAGTCATTCCGGCATTGAATTGCCCGACCAGAATTGACCATCCGATTTTGGCGGCGCCGACTACCAGATTCCAGATCGGGGTAAAGACGTCGCGTATCGCAATCCATGCCGCGGACCAAATGTCTTTCAGCGCCTGGCCGTTCGCGGCCCACCACGTGTCAAAGCTCGACGTTACAAAGCTCTTTACGCGGTTAAAGGTATTGACTACGCTGCCGTATGCCTGAACGAGGGGTTGAAATATCTTCCCGATATCGCCGAGTCCGGCGATCATGGTATGCCAGCCGGAATCCAGGAACCGCCACGCGTCGCTAGCTATCGACGTTATGCCGTGCCATAGGTCAACCCAGAAATCACGGAATGCCTTACAGCGGGTCGTCAGTTCAAAGAATGCCACGCCGAGCAATACCAGCCCGGCAATTATAAGCGTTATCGGGTTGGTGAGCAGCGCGAGCGTGAATCCTCGGGTAGCGACCGTAGCCGTATCCGTTGCCGCTGCGTCCGCTGTCGCTGCGGCTGCTTGCATGCCAAACAGCCCGATTACCTTTGACCCGGCTTCGGCTACCGCGGAAAAGCCCTGGACCAGCTTTGTCCCGAGCGCCACGCCCAACACGCTCACGAGGATTACCGCAAAAGCCTTCGACGCGATGGCGTTGTTCGCCATCCACTCACCGAAAGAGGCAAGTGGCTTGACGACGCCAAGAACTGCGGGCATGAGCGCGCTACCGAATGAGATCGCTACCGCTTCCGCAGAGTTCTTAGTCTGCTGCATCTTGAAATTGAAGTTGCCTTGAATGACGGACCAGTCGGTAACATCCTTGCCAGCACCCTTCGCGGCTGCCGCGACCCCGGCAACGTTAGCCTGGAAAGCCGGCATGTTCTTGCCGCCGACCATAAGGGCAGTATTCAGACCTGTTTGGCCGCCCATCATCTTTGACAGTGCGGCTGTAAACGTCTGCGATGCCGGACCACCGGCCCGAAGGACGGTATTAAAACCGTGAACTCTGTTGTAGAGGACACCGAATTGCTTGACCATGCCGGCGTCGTCCGTTGGCACAGCCTTATGGAATGCCGACACGCTCAGGGAGCCGGCCATAAATTCCTTAGCCAGCTTTTGGACCGGCGCCGGCATTGCTTGGAGCATGACGTTCAGGTCGTTCGCCGCGTCCTTAGACTTGTAGAACGAATTGAGCAGCACTTCCCCGGATGGTCCCATGTTCTTAAGGATTGCTTCCTCAAGTGTGGAGATAGTTCCGGTCAGGCCAACTTTGCCCAGGTTCTTACTGACGTCGTTGGCCTTAAGCCCTAGCTGCTCCATTTCGGTCACAGCGACGTTGTTGGGGTTCTGCAAAGACTGGATCGTGTGGGCTAGATCCTGCGTCGCCTGTTGGGCAGACATGCCCTGCATGGTCATCGTGGCGATAGCCCCGCCGACCTGCGCTAGCGAAAGCCCTGCGGCAGCGGCAACCGGCAGAACACTGTGAATGGAGCCGGCTAGCTGCGCCATCGTCATCTTGCCTTCGGAGACCGTCTTAACCAGCTGGTCGGTGACGGTCACCGCGTCGGATGCGGGAAGGTGATACGAGTTCAGCGCGGAGGTAACGGCGTTGGCGACTTCGGCGAGGTCCGCGCCTTCGGCCTTCGCGCCTTCGGAGGCGGCTTTTAGGACGTTGAGACCGTTAGCCCCGTGGAATCCGGCCGACTCGATCATATACATGGCTGTGCTGAGCGCTTCGGCGCTCGTGGCCGTAGATGCGGAGATCCCTAGGATTCCCTGACGCACCATCGCCAGTTTGTTGACGGACTCGCCGGCACCCGTGACTAGCCGCGTGGTGCTCTGGTCAAAGTCTCCCGCCATCTTGATTGACACAGCGCCTACGGCGGCGACGCCGAGAGCCGCGTAGGTCATGGCCTTAGAAGCCTTCGCACCGAATGCTTCCGATGCCACCGACTGTTCTTTGAACGACGCGCTTACGCTCGCACCGGACTCCGTGAGCTTCTTCTGTTCGTCGGCGATCGCCGCTAGCCCGGCTTCCGCTTCGCCCGCTCCCTGTAGGTTGACACGGACGTTCGCGCCGCTCGAGGATAGCTCTTTGACCTTTTCGCCTATCAGGTCGAGCTTTTCCGTCGTCATCGTCGCGTTGTCGAGCGTAAGCGTTATGTTGGTTCCCTTGCTAAGGGAATCTTTCTTTTCCGCCAACGTAGTCAGTTGCGACAACGCGCTATCGGCGCCCGTGGTCATGAGCGCTAGCTTGATAGACTTAGTTGGCATTACTCGTCATTCCTCTTTTTAACTTCCGCGTGATAGGCATCAATGCCCAAAACGAGTTGCGCAAAGTCAGTTAGCCGCAAATTGTCTACGTCGTTCGGGGTGACATGGCATAGGTGGCCGAGCGAAAAGAGGTACGCACCGCGGAGCGCATCGAAATCATCCATGTCAAGTAGACGGTGCATTTCATATTCAGAAATGCTGCTGCTTACTCTTCTTTTGGGGTGGTTCCCTCTTGCTTGGCTTCGGCTTCCGCTTCGGCTTGCGTAGCCTCAACGAGCACGTTGATGAACTCGACCAACTTGAAATCGGCGTTGTCGATGTTGCACGTCTTGCCGGGGGTCTGCGCGTGCATAAGCCAGTAAGTTGCGCGGAGCGCGTCAGGATCGCCGTCGTTGATTCCGTCCGAAAGCGACCGGAGGGTAAAACCCGTGTGGACCTTGATAACCTTCGCTTGCGCCACGGTGATATCGTCAATGGCGAACGTGTAGTCCTCGTCTTGCCAATGAATCTGCATTGTCGCCTCACTACCTAGATAAATCGCTTAGACCGAGCATTTTCGCCCAGTCGTCAACTACCTGGGCGAACTCTTCGGCCGCCAAATCCGCGGTTTCGTCCACGGCTTCCTCAAGAAATGGCCGTTTGGGTGTCTTTCCCCAATGCCATGTGGATCGGTCTCCGGTAGCGAACACCGGGTGATCTTTTCCGTACTCAAACGGGTATGCGTTCGGTGCTGCGTCGCCGCCTGCGACGATGAAGACTCCCGTTGTCCCTCCGGTCAGCTTGATGGATGCCGGAATTCGCGTGGAGAATGCGCTAGCGCGTGCCTTAGCGGCTGCCGCGACGATCGCGCCGGCCAGGCGGAGCCGCTTGGCTACCGCGCCTTTCATCGCAGGAGACGACGCAGCGCGCAAGCCGGCTAGCTGCGCGCTGGTGACCTGCGTAACTCCCATTTAGCGCGCCGTGTCCTCTGACTGGTAGATGACCTGAATCGGGCAGGTGGATTCGTCGTCGAGCCCGGTAAAGCCAACTGACTGCGTGACCACGGCCGGACCGGGAACCTTCGGCGACTCACCGTCAAGCCGGATGTTCGGAATGATGATGTCAAGCAGGTATTGCGAGGTCGAGACCGACGGACCGACGAAGGTAAGTTCCATGCTGGTCGGGGTATCCGCGGCGAACGCGTTATACCACGCTTCGGACGACTGCCATTCTGCGGTAAACGATCCTGTCAGCATCCGGAAGCCGTTTTCGATCTGCTCAGACTTGAACCCGGCCGACCCGAGGAAGAACCGCGAGTTGTCATACTTGACGGAATGCTTTATGTCGATGTCCTTAATCTGGGCAGCGGCAAAAGTGTTGTTCGTGCAGCGGGCAATCTGGCCGCTCGCGTAGGCGTAGGTGAACCCCGTAAACAACGTGGCTTCGCGGAAGTGGAAAAGGCTCTCGCCCAGACCCGAAGTCGGGACACCGAAGGTGGCTAGCGCAGGCGTGGCGGCGTTGAGCGGGTCTCCAGAGGCCCCCGAACCACCGTTGGGGAACGGTCCCGCTAGTTCATTGCGTCCGTCGAGTGTCAGCGTCAGTTCGGCTATCTGGCCCGTAGAGCACTTAACTTCCCAGTCGCTCAGCTTGCAACCGACTTCGGTTACCGGCTCGATCGCGCCGTTATCCGCGGTAGGGACTCCCTTTTGCACCGCGAATGAGTGACCGAGCATTCCGCCGGTCGTCTGGCTGCCGCCTAGTCCCTGGTGGATGCTCTGGTAGATCCCGGTGGAGCCGATCTGCGTCGGAGTGGCGAGCGACTGACCCCACGAACCGAGCATGTAACTCAGCCAGAACGCCAACTGACGCGTAGGGAGGTCGAGCGTGATAGCGCCGGTTACGTCGTAGTTGGTGAGCACGCGCCGCTTTGAACGGTCGTAGACGCGACCGGCAGCCAATCCTTCACCCTGAACGGTCGTCTTCTTCAACTCAAGAGTTTCGCTCTTGATCTCATAACTGCGCGCGCCGCTGAGACTGGGCGCCACGCCAAAGGTGCCTTCATCCTGCGCGACAATTTGGGTGCCAAGACCGGAGGCAACTGCGGGGTAAGGCATTATTCGTCATCTTCTTTACGCTGCGGCTTAACCCGCTGAGTAGGTGTCGGATCTTCGTCGGGCTGCTTCACCGCGAAATAGGTATGATCAAAAGCGGCGCCTTCGGGTACTTCCTCGGGAAAATCGTCACCAGGAAGGAAGCCGCCGAATTGGCGGATACAAACAAGTCGCATGATTAGCTCGCAGCACCGGGAAGGCTGAATAGACCGATAAATGAGGTAGTCGCAGAAGCCCCAACCTGAGTAAGCCAGCACAAGCCGTTGGAGTCGTTAAACTTGCTCGGACCAAACGGACCGAATACGTAAGCTCCGATGGTGCTAGGGGTGGTGCCTGCCATCGTGGACGCTGCGAAGGAAACACCTAGGACTTGCTGTTGGATAATGAAGTCCCAGCTAGTACCGCCGGAAGCCGCAGAGTTGTAGACCACTACGACCAGAGCGCCGTTGTTGACGAAGTTGAATTGAACATTGGTACCCGTCGTGAGCGCAACGGCCGGCGCGGCGCCAAAAGAGGTCGCATTCAGCGCGACCGGTGCAGGCGCGGCACCCGATAGGACACCCGCGATAGAGCCGACTGCGGTTAGGGTAGTGGCCATTTAAAAGAATCCTTTGAAGATCTCAGGAGAGAGAGAAGTTGCGTGCGGAGCACCGTGTAAGCCACTTAAGAGTTCCCATGACCAAGCCCTTAGCGTCTGTCGCAGGCTCATAGGTCATCTCGCCGAACTCCGAATACCGAACGGTCCCGTTGAGCGTCGGATTGTTGGCTACGGCAGTCTCCAGCGGAATCCACACGTTCCAAACCGCGTTCATGTTCGCGAGGTAGTTAACCGGGGTCGGCGGCATCCCCTGAAAGACGGTGATCTGGCACTCAACCGAAAAGGTCTCTTCGCGGAGGTAGTCGGGGCCTAGGCTGGCCGGCTCCTGATCTGCCGGCGCAATCCCCGTGATCTCAACGACCGTGGCAGGCTCCCACGCGGGCAGAGAAGCCCCGAACCAGTAGAGAACGGCTTCGCCGTTGGCGTCGGTCGGGTAGGCGGCTGAGAAGACGGAATAGAGGGCTTCCAGCGCAGGCGGGATGCTGGTGATGTGCCCGAATGCGTACAGTGCCATGAGGATTATCCGATGATCGGAACGCGACGATAGCGCTTAAGCAGCTCAAGAACGCGGTAAGGCAATCCGGCGTTGACCGACGTAATGCCGGTGGCACGCGTCCAGTCGGTGTTCATCGCGTCAAAAGACGAGTAGCCCGCAGAGTTAGCCATGGATCGCAGCTGGCCGTTCTGGTACCAGTGCGCGACGATTTCGAGCGCGGCCAGGCGGAGCGATCCGGGGATCTCATGCCGGCCTGCGGTGTACCAAACGTGAATGTTCTTGACACCGGGGACGAACGGAATGAGCACGTTTCCGGCAGAGCGACGGGAAACGCTGCCGGCTTCTGCGGAATCAATCGAGTAGGCGAACATCGAGCCTGCGGGAACGGTATTTGACTGCTGGAAATCCAGCTCGTAGTTATACCATCCCCACCCTTCCTCAACGCCTTCGACGCTCAGGATTGGCTTATGCCGAAGATAGATCCACGGGCTTCCGCCGTCGTAATACTCGTCAAAGTGCTTAGGCAGAACATCGTCACACTCGGTTTGGATCACGTCGTTCACCGCTGAGATAAAGCCCACCAACGCCATGTCATCGGTAGTGTCCGTTTGCGACATGCGAAGATGGGCTTTGACCTCTTGCAGGGTCACAACGTCAGTTGGGTTGGCCATTGTGACCTGACCTCATTTATTCAGATTAGAAGTCGGTGAACTGAGGGTTATTCTGGAACGGGTTGTGCTTGTTGCCGGTCGGGTTGGCGAGAACGTAAGCCGCGGCGGACGTGGTTGCAACAGCGGTACCGATGGTGACGGTTACCAGCCCCGTAGACGGAGAAGCCCACTCATTACTGATCGGGCCAAACAGGTAAATACCTGCGGCGCCGGGAGTATTAGTAATGGACGCCGGACCACCCGTTCCGGGGCTAACCAGGGTGAGCACACCGGGAGCGGTGGTCGCGCTGAAAATAACCACGACGAGGTTAGGAACCCAGGGAACCGTGACGGTCTGCGCGCCAGTGCCGACAGTCGTGCCAGTGGTGGCAGTAAGGCTGACACCAGTAGAGAACTGCGGATCGGGCAGCAAAGTGGTAGGCGCGGTAAGTGCAGTAGTAGCCATAATTCTTTCTTTTCAGAACGCGCAGGAAAATGTGTGGGGACTCGGCGAGGCGTACCGAGTCCCCACGCTTTTTAATCGGCTTTGATAAACCGATTAGGTCTGGTTGGTGCTGTAAATCGCGGCTGCGCGCAGGTCATTAGACCTTGCGTCCATGCGGCAATACCCAAGGTACAATTCTGTTACCTCTCAGCGCTTAAAGGCTGAGCGGCTAGGCCATTTCTGCCTAGCTCTGCATCTTTACCATTGATGCAGTTCGGACTATATTTTCATCCCCTTAGGGATGCTTGCGTGTAGTCTCTACGGCGTCCGCAAAGCTTTCGCTTATTGGTTCCCTCGGTATTCCCCTTATGATTGGCGGGGTTCACCGATACAGCAAGTGATCGAATCGCATTACTGCGATAAGCGGCTATTTTACAAACCGACCTGGAGGTAATCCGCATAGCGCTCTGTGAGTCGCATCATGGTCGCCCCGTTAACCTGCCGGGCGATCATCGCAGTCTTAAAGTCACCAAAAATCAGTCCGCCTGCGGTGCTGGCGGAAGTCGAAACGCTCGACGTGTTCTGATCGACAATCACGGGATAGCCATACAAAGTGTCGGGCTGCCCGGGAGCAACGGCAGGAGACCAGAGCGGGTGCCCGTACGCGTCGGTGATAGACCGAAGCATTGCCAGCGTAATATCATTGGCGACGAAAATGCATCGCCCGGTATTACGGTAAGCAGGGTCAACCGTGCTGATCATGCCGAGCACGTCATCGAAACCGATAAGGCCATTAGCCTTCTTCGCCTGCGCGGTCGTGCCGCCCAGAATGGTAAACGCGGAACCGCCAGCAGTAGCAGCCCAGTTACCGGAGGTACCCGAGAGGTAAACCCCGCCGAGCGCCGCGGTTGCCTGATGGCCACGCGCGGACAGGGCCGTTTCAACGCCCAGGAAGGCGTTAGCGCCGGTACCGGAGTGGATTTCCGCGGCGACCTTACGGCCGATAGACTCACCGATCCGGTCGTTTACGAAGCCATCCACATCAAAGGCGCTGTCGTTGATTAGCTGGACGCTAGCCAGAATCACACCGGATACGATCGTCCAGGCATTCAGCATGCCCTGACCGAATTGGTAGTCAGTCCCGTTGGAGTCCCCGCCAAAGCCAAGCTGATTGGTTTCGGTGATGTACCGGCCGACAATCTGAGTCGGGTCAACGGTCGGCCACGGCATCGGCTGACCGCTGTCAGTCTGGATTGTCTGGATGTACGGGAGAATTCCCCCATATGCCTTCAAGGCAATTTGGAGGTTATGCCAGAACCCCATTGGGATCATGTATCCGGAGGTAAATCCGGTAGCGCCGGCAACAGCAGGTTCGCCGCCTGCGGTGCTTAGCGAGTTGGCATCCAGGGCGGCCCTGTATTCGGAGTCTTCCCAGGTCACATCACGCGGAGCGATCTCCGGAAAGCCCGTTCGGACCTCCCGGCCGTGAGAATCCTTACCCCTTTCATAAGGGGTGTCAGCCTTCGGCCGGCGGAGCGAGCCAGAGGTCGAGTACATGCCCCACGCGCGCCGTTCATCGGAGGTCATGGAATCCTGACGATTCGACATGAACTTGATAAACGCGCTCTCGTAAAGCTTTTCCTCGGTCGTCTTCGGCGTACCGTCCACCCGGTTATCGGAGTGCACCTGCTCACGGTTTTCATCCGAAACCTTGCTAAGGGTCTGGTACTGCTCAACCCGCCGGATGTCCTCGTCAATCTCCGTAATCTTCTTATTCCGCTGGTCGAAATCCAGCCGGTCCTCGACGGAAAGTTCGAGCCCCTGTTCCAGCTTTTCCATGACGGCGCGGCAGCCGTCCCAAAGTCGAGCCTTCTTTTCCTTAAGCTCGCGAATCTGGTCAGTCATTACAATAGTTCCTTGCAAGATCGAATTGGTTAAAGACCCAATTCGACATCGCGGCTTATCATGTGCAGGCGCGCAAGAATAAGTGCATTGTCGTCAGGGAGATCTGCCGAAGTGGACTCTGCCGGCTTCGGCTCTGCCGCTCTGCCGCCATCGGCGGCTGCATCGGCGGGTTCTAGCCCCTCATGGTCTTGAATGTGAGAGGCATGCACCACAGCGCTAGAAACGAGCGCTACGGCTGTTTGGGCGTCCTTGGGAAGTGACGACACGTCGGCTTCGCCAAAGAGCTTTAGGGCTTGCTGGAGTTCGGCTACGATCTGCGGGACGCGCTTAGCGGTACCGGCAGACAAGTCGTCAGACTTGTTGCTGTCTCGGGTCTCTTCGCTAGGGTCGGCCGAATTCAGTGTCAGGGCATTTGCTGTACCGGATACGCCGTGCTGCGCACCGGAGACGTTGGGGTCATCCGGCTTAGGGATCTCCGTACAATCCACGCACGACATGTCAGCACCGCAGTTCGGGCACACCGGAACGGCAGCGCGAGCTTCCTTCGCCGCACGCTTCGCGGCTTTCTTGGCCTCAATCTGCGCGCGCCATTCCTCGGCGAGGTCCGCCTCATTCTCTTCTGAGACGTCAACTCCGAACTTCTTAAGCGCGGACTTGATGCGACCCTTGATCGCCGCTAGCTGCTCAGAGTTGTAGACGCTCGCGTTATCCGCCTGATTGACGTAAGACCACGCGGCTTGAGCGTGCTTCTTCGTGTCGAGCGGATAGCGCTTCTTCCCGTCTTTCTGGTATCCGGGGTCTGCGTAGGGAACGTTCCCGTACGGCTTGGAGCCGTCCCCCGGTGCGTCTCCCGCACGTTCGGCTAGGGAATCAGCCTGCCGGGCTTCCCGCTCTGCCAGGATGCGGCTCCGCGCTGAGATCTCCGTTTGGTCGTAAGCTGGGAAGGTAACCGGGCTGACCTCAATCAGCTTCATTTCGCGGATGGTCCGGTCAGTACCCGAGTATTCGTCGGACGGCTCACCGTCGCGTGTCCATTCGTCTTTGATGACTTCAAAGCCGAAAGACCACCCGCGTACGATTCCGGCCTTTACGTTCTTGATCAGGTCGTCACCATAGCTGGTGTCAATCGGCTCAAGATCTGGCTCAACGCCACGGGTCGTTGACTTAAGCGTCAGGTTGCCGGCGCTAGTCCGCCCTAGCGGCTGCCATGAGTTGTGATTGTTGAGCGCAACGATGTCCGCTTCGCGAAGCGATTTGTTGCAGGCGCCGGGAGCGATTTCTTCGCGGAATCCGCCGTGATCCATATTGCCAATGGTGGTTCGGCGGCTGTACGGAATCGCTAGCCCGAACACATGGCCTTCGTCGGTCGCCTCAACCGATTCAGCCGCCGTGAAAGAGCGGTATTCAATGGTCATTACGAATCATCGTTTTCGCTGGTATTTTCGTCCAAGGCTTGCTGTTTCCCAGAGCCGGGAGGGGTTTGCGGGGTCAATCCGACAGTCGGGGGTGTCAGGCTGGTTACATCGGTGGATGCCATGTTGAGCGGCTGCAACGGCTCGTCGAGCCCGTCTATCGGCTCCATGTCCTCACGCATGCGCGCCTCGTTTCTGGTCATCCATCCCCACTGGATCGCCTGCGCGTACGCGGTAAAGCGCTCCGACGTCGAGCCCTTCATCAGTTCCGTGAGGTCAAAAGACGCGTACTGACCGCGCGTGTTTACAATTTCTCGGGTAATTCTCTGCTCAAGTCGGGACGTCCATCCGGCGACCGTGTAAGCAACGAAACCTATATTTTGCTGTTCTATGCCGGTGCCCCATGACGTGCTTTTCGACTCGTCACCGATAAGGTGCGGAGGGATGCCGTACATGCGGGCAAGCTCCGACGACTGCCATTCACGGGACTCAAGGAACTGGAGGGTATCCGGCGGTATGGTGAGCGGCTGGAACGACGTTTCCGCGTCGAGCACGGCGACGTCGCCCGCGTGCGCCAGGCCGGCATTCACATTTCGCCAGCGACGCTTAATCTCGTCTGCCTGCGTCTGGTTGGCTAGCGGAGCCTTAACGTTGATGATGCCGCTGAGAAGCGTTCCGTTGGCAAAGTACTTGCCGGCCAGTTTGTCGGCCGCCATCGACGTTCCGAAGGTCTGCGCGGCAACCTGCAACGGGGAAAGTCCCCTGATCCCGTCATAGCCCATCCCGGGGATGTGCATGATGTCCCAGTTGCCGTACGTCTTGAAACCGACTACGTTTCCGTTGTCGTCGCGCTGCTCGACCTTGAAGTACTTTCCGTCGGTGTGCTGCGCGTCGATCGGACCTCGCATGACGGAGACGATTGACGGCACGATCGGACGGAGATCGATAATGGCTTCCGCCTGATTACGGACTTTCTTGACGAACGCGTTTCCCCATAGACCGACGTGAGCGACGACCAATTCCCAGAACTCAAACGGCGTATACGTCGTGCTCGGGTTGTTGGGGTTGATCGCCGGAACGGTAACCTGTTTCTTGCCGGGGTCTTTGTAGACGTACAGCGGGCATCCGGCGATGACCGTAGCCAGCAGGCCGATACAGCGCCAAACAGTAGGGAGCGCCAATGCTTTGTCAACGGTGACGCTCTCGCCGCTGTTGTTGTTCTCACGCTGCAACAGACCGTAGACGCTATCAAAGGCGACGGAGGCTAGCGGCACGCTGGGATTGTTAAACGGGTTGTAGGTCGGCGAGCCGTAAAAGTCCCGCTGTTCAGTACGGAAGAATGTCATTGCGG